CTTGAAGATTATGTGGATGTCTTATCAACTATTCAAGGAATAACTGATATTAAATAATTATCAACTGAGTTAAGTGTGATGGTAGTTTTTGTGTATTTTGGATTTCTCATCTTCTTAAGTAAATTAATATCAGTTATTCCTTGAATAGTTGATAAGACATCCACATAATCTTCAAGCATTGGAAACAAAACAGACAACTCTTTATCAGTTAAGTACAGATTTAAAACTTCCTCAGAATTCTCTAATTTTCTTCGAGTGTTAATCAATTCTAGTGTTTCTGCTGCTCTCTTTATAATTGATGTCCTTTTTCCAACCATTGCAGTTTCTTTGGAGTAAAAATTTGAACTCTGCACAAAAATAGCATTTGTAATTAAGTAAACAGATTGAGCCATTCTTAAAGTCAAACCAAAGCTTCTTGAAAATGATTCAGAAACACCTGGAGAAAGCAACTTGAGCTGTAAGTGAGTAATGATATCTTCAGCAGTGTTTGGTTTTCTATATAGTAGTATTGGATCAGCATTTATTTTCTCAATTGTTTCAATTCCAGCTCCTAATTCTTCCTGGAATTTAATTAATTTTCTGTTTTCTCCATATGGAATTAGCAAAGATGTTGAAAATAATCCAGTAGTTGTGGTGTGAAGTGTGAAATTCTTTTGCAAAATGGAATCTAATTCTTTAATTTCTAAGGCATTCAACAGCATAGTTTTGAAAAGTATGTTTACATTATTATCGTTTGTAATCAGTCTCCATAAGTTATACTTGAAGCCCATTACTCCTGCAATTAGTGGATCATCTAATAAGAAAAATCCCAAAGAAGGGTCTGGAATTTCTTCATAGAGACTGATAACTTCACCACAAAAAACTGGCAATACACTAGAACCTAACAATCGATAGTATAAAAGAGCTTGCCCCATTTGATTGTAATGCACTAGAAGTGTGCTCCCTCCATTCTCTAATAAAGCTGTTAAAGTATTAGCCATTTCTTCTTGTCTTGACATTAAAGATTCTTTTTCTGACATGGTTGTTAATGCAATCATCTGTTTTATATAAGCATGGTGTCTTGAATCAGAGAAATGGAAAACACTATTGAATTCTGAACATTTTAATGTGTTTACTGTGCTCTTGATACTTAAATAAATTGATAAACAGGTTCCAACTGTATGCTTAACCTTGAACAGAAATGCAGATAACAATGAGGCAAGATAAGATGAATACCTGTTAGGAGTGCTTATAGAAACTGTGACCTCAGAATCATCTGAAGAGACTTGGTAACTTGTAATAATTTTCTGCTTTAAATTTTCACTTTTAAGTTTTCTTTGTAATACCGGAGTTGCAATAGCCAGTGATAATTCTATAGCAAGGACATGATATAAGCTAGAAGTGTAATGTAGAATACCCTGCATGAATCCAGATTTGATACAGATAAAATTCTTTTTGTCACCATGATACCATTCAGTTGGTTTTTGCTTTCCTTTGTAGACATTATATATTTCTTGAAACTCTTTGTCCTCTACTATAAGGTCATCATTATATTCCATAATCTTAATTAATCTAGGATCAATTTTAATATTTCGTTTGAACCACAAGTCTAACACATTAGATATGAATGGCCACATATATTTAGGGGTGAAATAACATAACATCTGTCCAAATTTTCCTACATAATGTGCTTGATTCCATTTCTCAGCATCATCAGATGTTGAATATGTGGTGTAAGGTAACTTATCAAATTCTTTTATTGCATTATACTTATGACTTAATAATGAACTTTCTTTTAGTTTTGGATGGGTCATTCTTTCACCTGGAAAGAATTCACAAATAACTCTAGCTATAGTTTCAATTGTGTACTGACAAACTCTTGATATGAAGTTTAAAATGAATATTTCTCTTATTCCACCATGTTGAGCTTTATCAAATAGATCAATGTCTAGCCGATTTAATTTCATTAAATCATTATAACTTACCCAAAGCAGCTCATGAAAATTAGGACATCTTGTCAAGTAATCGGAAGCTGCTTTCATTACTTTTGTTCTAGTTGGTTTAAAAATTTCTTTTTCTG